AGAAAGTTCTAATCGAACTTGTAAGTAAATATTTTCCTGATTGGAGAAGAGTTCTTAACGAATGCCAAAGATACTCTGCAAGTGGTAAAATAGATTCTGGTATTCTATCTTGTTTTACAGACATTAAAGTAAATGACGTTATTCAAAACCTTAAAGAAAAAAACTTTTCTGAAGTACGTAAGTGGGTCAACGATAATTTGGACAATGATTCTACTGTACTTCTTAGGCATGTGTACGATGCTATTTCTGAAACCCTTGATGGCCCTAGCATTGCTGCTGCTGTGCTTATTGTTGCTAAGTATAATTATCAGTCTGCCTTCGTAGCAGATCAGGAAATTAATTTACTTGCTGCTCTTACAGAGATAATGGTGGAGTGTAATTTTAAATGAAAGTAATTGATAAAATATCACCAACAACTGCTGAGTGGGCTGCGGATGAATTTATCAATTATTTTGGACACTTTACATCTATTGAAGATTATCTTCGTTTTGTAAAGAAAGAAGTAATATCACAAACAAGTTCTTTATTTCCTCTTCACGATGAATTTTTTAATGAAGATATTCATCCAGAAGATATGGAGTTTGATATTCGTTTTGTTGGAGATAGATTTAAGAATTCTATTCAACAAGATCATTATGTAAATTTATTAGCAGCAGTATCTTCACATAATAATGAATCTAATATTCCTGGTAGAGAACTTCGTTGGATGATCTATGAGAAAAATACTGATAAACTTTTAGGATTTATTCGTTTCGGATCACCTACAATTAATTCAAAACCAAGAAATTTATGGTTAGGACAACCAGCTAATCTCTCTTTAATGAATCGACATACTGCGATGGGATTTGTAATTGTTCCATCTCAACCATTTGGATACAATTGTCTTGGTGGTAAACTTCTTGCATTATTATGTTGCTCACATTTTGCAAGAGAAACAGTATCAAAAATTTTTGATAAAGATATTGCTTTATTTGAAACGACTTCTTTATATGGATCTACAACATCAGCATCTCAATACGATGGATTAAAACCATTTATAAGATATAAAGGTTTAACAGAAAGTAAATTTCTCCCACTTTTACATGATAAATCATTTCATAAACTTCATGATAGATTTAAAGAGGAAAATAATAATCAACCCTTGACAGATAATAAAGCATCATCCAAAAAAATGAAACGTCAAACTAAAATGATATCCTTAATTAAAAACTCTTTAGATAATCAAAGTAAATTAAGTAAGTTTAACTCTGTAATTGATATGGCATTTGGACTTACACAAAAGAAAAGGTTTTATATTTCAGACTATGGTTATTCGAATGTAAGAGAAGTCATTCGTGGTGAACAAGATAAATTAATTCGTGGTCAGAACTGGGATAAGTTTGATCTTGATAATATCATATCTTGGTGGAAAAGAAAGGCAGGTAAAAGATATGATAAGTTAAAGAAAGAGGGACGTTTTAGAACTGAGGTAGAACTCTGGACAGAAGACCAAGACATTCAAATTATACGATGAGTTACGAATTGAAAGACTGGTTGAACTCAATCAACCTTAACAAAAAGAATCTATTTAAAGATGATCCCACAGCAAAATATCCTGCGTATATTATCAATCGCTGTATGTCTGGACACCTTGATACAGTTCTTTTTGCAAACGAAATGAACTTAAATGCACACTTAGATAATGACCTTCAGTATTCCTTTTTTCTAAATAGTGTGAGGAAGCGAAAGAGATTCTCTCCGTGGCTTCGTAAGGATGAGATCAAGGATCTTGATTGTGTGAAACGTTATTATGGTTATAGTAACGAAAAGGCAAAGCAAGCTCTACGTATCTTAAGTAAAGAACAACTTAATTTTATAAAATCTAAATTTGAAACTGGAGGAGCGAAATGATTACCGAGCCTGAGGTAAAATGGTCTACGGATCAAATGATTGAGATTACATTGAATGAACCAGATGATTTCCTAAAAGTTCGTGAAACACTTACACGTATTGGAGTAGCATCTCGTAAAGAGAAAAAGATCTATCAATCCTGTCACATATTACATAAGCAAGGAAGATATTATATTGTACACTTTAAAGAACTATTTGCGTTAGATGGAAAACATGCAAATCTAACTCAAAATGATGTTCAACGTCGTAATCGTATCATTCAGTTATTATCTGATTGGGGACTTATTACTATTATGAACGTAAGTAAAATTACTGATATCGCACCATTAAATCAGATAAAAGTGTTAGCATATAAAGAAAAACACGAATGGATACTCGAAACAAAGTATAATATAGGAAAGAAAAAGAAAACCGAGGAGTAACCATGAACGGAAGACTAGACAAGGTTGCTATGACTAATAAACTCATGCAACTTAAAAGAGAATTGCATTATAAGTGTGAGATTGGGGAAAAGGGTGAATGGGAATGTAAAGGAGCAAATGATTATCTTAACAGAGTATTTGATGTATTAGATGAGTATTGGCAGTAGATACCGAACAAAAAATTAGAGTATGCCACATTGCATAATTTGACAGTAAGTGGTTAAATATTAATGTCGCCTTCGGGGACACAATTCACACTCGCTTACTAAGGAGAACCATGACTAACATACAGAGATATAGTGCTTCAGATCTTCCAGAACTAATGGAAAAGATCGCAAGAAATAGCATAGGGTTAGATGATTACATCCAACAATTTTGGAATACAAATTCAAATGCTAACTATCCACCATATAACATCGTTCACGTAAACAACGTTGAGTCTAGATTAGAGATCGCACTCGCAGGATTCAAAAAGAAAGAAGTTAAAGTTTACACAGAATATGGTAAGATATTCGTAGAAGGAACTAAGGAAAAGAAAGAAGAAGAAACTTATAGTCACAAAGGGCTAGCACAGAGATCATTCTCAAGGCAATGGTCACTATCTGATGATGTAGAAGTAAAAGATGTAACTTTTGCAGATGGACTTCTTACAATTACATTAGGTAAGATTGTTCCAGAACATCATGCTAAAAAAGTATACCTTTGATGATTAAAGGATACAATACTTTAGGGATCTTGACGATCCCTTTTTTTATGGTATAATATAGTCAATATATGTTAAAATATGAGTATTCAACTCGCACTACTTAAATCTGGAGAAGAAGTAATTGCTGACATCAAAGAAATTCGTCAAGAAGAAACAGGTGTCTTAGTATCTTATCTTTTTAAAGATCCATATTGTGTTAAAATAAAAACAACTCAGGTTTTAGTTGAAGATGAAAGTAGACCGAAACACGAACTTGCATATTACAAATGGATGTCATTATCTAATGATAGTGATATAATTGTAAATAAAGATTGGGTGGTCTGTATTACAGATCCACTTGACACCGTTAAAAACAACTATGAGGAGAAAATGAATGGAAGACGATCTAATGATCCAAACGGATCAAGCTACGGATCAGGAAATGGAGGCAGCGAATCCAATTCAAGTGTTACACTTAGTGAATCAAATGATTCTAATAGCGGAGATTGATGAAGTCTTGGCAGACATTGGCCAACCAGATTGTAAATTAATTAATCCATGTGTTATAAATGATCCTCATGCAAATGAGAGAAATGATATGGATGGTAAATTGGAAAAGTGGATGTCAGATCTAACTCCTAATAAAGAAATGTTCATAAGTTCTGATAAGATATTGACATTAGTTGATCCTACAAGTAAATTACTATTTGAATATAATAAGACTATCGCATGAGGTTTTATACAAACGTCCATCAAAGGTTTGACGAAATTCTTGTTCGTGGATATGAAAACGGTAAACATTTTACTGCGAGAGAGGCTTTCCATCCCACATTTTTTGTTCCTTCAAAAAGAAACTCTAAGTATAAAACTTTAGAGGGTCAGAGTGTTGAACCAATTAAACCTGGCAAAATATCAGAGTGTAAACAGTTTATAGATAAATATTCTGAGGTGGATAACTTTGATGTTTACGGAAACGACAGATATATCTGTCAGTATATCTCCGAAAAATATCCAGAAGAAGAAATCAAATTTGATATTAGTAAAATTAAATTAGTCACGATTGATATCGAGGTTGCAGCTGAAAGTGGATTTCCCAACGTCTTTGATTGTGCAGAAGAATTACTAGCAATTACTCTACAGGATTATACAACTAAGAAAATAATTTGTTTTGCTTCACGTCCATTCAATAATACGAGAGAAGATGTAAGATACGTTCAGTGTACGGATGAATATAATTTAATAGATCGTTTTTTAGAATATTGGGAAAGAAACACACCAGAAGTGATTACTGGTTGGAACTGTGAGTTGTATGATATTCCGTACATCGTAGGACGTATTGAAAGATTGATGGGTGAAAAGAAAGTTCGTAAACTTTCTCCTTGGGGTTATGTAAGAAAAAAAGATTTTGTTGTACAAGGTCGTAAACAAATATCTTGTGAAATGGCTGGTATATCAGTTATTGATTACCTTGACCTATATCGTAAGTTTACATATACAAACCAAGAATCATATCGTCTAGATCATATTGCTTTTGTTGAACTTGGTAAAAAGAAATTAGACCACTCTGAGTTTGATACATTCAGAGATTTCTATACAGGCAATTGGCAAAAGTTTATTGAATACAACATCATCGACGTGGAACTCGTAGATCAACTCGAAGATAAAATGAAGTTGATTGAACTTTGTCTGACGATGGCATATGATGCGAAAGTGAATTACACAGATGTATTCTTTCAAGTAAGAACTTGGGATTCAATCATCTACAATTACTTGAAGAGAAAGAACGTAGTGATTCCTCCGAAGGTAAGGACAGACAAAGACTCACAATATGCAGGTGCTTATGTTAAGGAACCGATACCAGGAAAGTATGATTGGGTGGTTAGTTTTGACCTCAATAGTCTTTACCCTCATCTCATTATGCAATATAATATTTCCCCAGAAACATTACTCGACCAGAGACATCCATCGGTCAACGTTGATAAAATTCTATCTGAGGAAGTAACATTTGAAATGTTTAAAGATTATGCAG